TCTTTATACGTATCGCTAAAGATCTTATCTGTAAATTTGTTCGCCATTTAATTGCCTTACAGCTGAATAATAACTTTAATGTCTTCGGTTTGGTTTGGATCTCTTTCAATCGCAGCCCTATTATCTACATATAATAGTGTTCCGGAGAAAGGTTTTACTGTGGATTTTGTAAACGCATCTGTATCCGGATCATTTGCAGCAGAATCAAGAATGCCTTCACCGTTACCATCTAATTCTGTGACTGTTTCACCTTCAGTAAATGTAAGATAGCCGGTTGAATCAGACTGATGATACCAAACATAGTTTGAATCGAATTTATCTACATAAGCCTTTGCTGATGATGTAGATCCTTGAATGGTTTTATCTGTACTAAAATTTTGTGCAATAGAACCAAACTTTAATTTATTTAATGAGTTGCCAGCAGTAGCTGTAAACAAGGCTCCACTTGATGCCGAGTCTGTTTCTACCGGGTTTTTAATAAGTCCAACTTGTCTAAAATCATTGCTTGTAATTAACGCATTATTTTCATCACCTTCAAGCTTTGTATTAAACATAAGTGCGCTAGATCTTAAATCTTCTCTTGGATCTGCCGCTATTCCACCATTCGGAGAAAGTACTGCCCGGGCATGTGCGCCTGATCCACCGCCGCCAGAAAATGTAACAGAAGCGTAATCATATCCAGCACCAAAAGCTTTACCGGTGCCTGAGTCGTTCATTTCAATTTTTACTATTTCCCCATTATTAATAGTTGCGGTTGCTTGAGGAACCTTAGTACCATTACCTGTAAATCCAACACTCGGAGCTGATGTATATCCAGTTCCACCATTGTTTATTTTAACTGCAATAACTTGACCCGGTACGGCGGCATCTTGAATATTTTTTTGTTCTTGTTCTAATGCAGGAGAGTTTACATCTGCCGAATCAACAAACTGTACAGGCATATAGTTTGCAGATGTAAATTTTAAAGATCGCAACGCTGTTTGACCATACAAGTATTTCCATACATATCCGTCTGATGTAGTAATAGGATCTAATGAAGATCCAGATGGTTTAATAGTAGAAGCAACTGCATTTCCCTGCGCATCACGACCTTGTTGTAAACACATGAATACTGCTAATTCGTCAGTCATAACATAGAATGCATTAGTTGGATAGCCTTCAATATGATCATCATATCCAGAATAAATCGTACCTGATGACCAGTTATAGCGAGGAACTACATAAGAAACATCTTCACCTTTTTTCATTGCTTGCATACCAACTCGAAAGTCTCTTTCAGTTTTTGCTGTATTAGTAGGAGTAGGAGCTACATCTGTAGCATTCCAATCTTGCGATCTACCAATAGCAATATAGTATGTGTCAGATGAATCAGTAACATCCGTAAAAAGATCATTTAAAACTTGTTTTTTAAATCTATCTGTAATAATTGCAACCATTTTAGATTCCTTAGCTCACTGTTCCGCCGTTGTTACCAATCAACTGCCAATTTGCACCGTCCCATATCATCTGACAACCTTCATTGTTATCTAAAGCTATACTAGTTCCTGGTCCAAAATTGGCTGGAGTGATAGTAGCAGCACCAGCATTCTTATTTGTAAATATCTTATGTTCTCCAACAGTTGTACCATCAGCTACTGTTATTGTAATCGGAGTCGCTGAGTTTGCGAGAATAAATCCTTTAGAAACATTTGCAGCACCAGTAGATGTTATTTCACCTACCGAATATGCTCCCTTTTCTATTGTTACCGATCCTGTTCCTTTACCTTTTAAACATATGTCAATGTCGGTATCCGAACCATGAGCATTTAAGAAAGGGCTAGAACCAGCTGCAGCATTTTCTACATCAATATGATTAACAGCATTTACAGCCGGACTGATTCCAAAAACCTCAGCTCCGTTTGCATCTGCAATATGACCTGAAATAAGTGGCGTTGTTAATGTAGGAGCCGTAAGAGTTTTATTTGTTAGAGTTGCAGCATTATCATTAAAAACAAAAATATCATCGCTACCTAAAATCGGCAAATTGATATTTCTATCTGCAACTAATTCAGATACAGTAACAAAATAATTATGAGTAGATGTTGTATCATTAATTCGTGGTGTTTTTAATGTAGGGCTCGTTAACGTTTTATTTAAAAGAGTTTGAGTAGCTGAATCTAGTACAACATTACCAGAAGTATTTGGTAAAGTTATTATATTATCTTGTGTGGGATCTTCAGCATTTAAAACTGTTTCATTAGTATCATCAGTTGCACCTTCAAATGAAATACCACTACCAGCAATAGATAATGTACCTGTTAGAGTATTACTATCTCCACCAAGTTTATTATATAGTTCAACAAAATTTTCATTAATCTTTTGCCCGGCTTGACGAAGCGTATCACCACTTCCGTCATTAGCAAATGTGCCAGTTGATATGTTCTGACGAGTCATTGTAAACCTCTAAAATATTTAATCTATTTATATCTAAAAAGATACATATTCTGTATTGACGGAGAGATTAATAGGCCTATGATCACTAAAAGGCCAATAAGCTACTCTATCATTACCATCTTGTAAATTTCTATTGTTGCTAAAGTAGGTGTTGTTGTTTGTATCACCAATATACAATTGACCAGTCTTTGCATTATTTATAACCCACTGTCTAACTTGTGCTGGACTCATACCCGGATTCATTTGTACTAGAAGAGCACACATTCCTGCTACTTGAGGAGCTGCCATACTTGTTCCTGTATAGTTAAGATATGTTGTATCACTACTATTACCACCACTAATAATATTTGTTCCTGCTGCCCATACATCTACTCTTGGTCCTTTTTCACTTGATGTATTTGTAGCTTCACTACTAGAATATAAATCACTGTCCATATTCCCAACAACTATCGTATCGGTACTTCGATTACTTGAACCTCTATTATAATATAAAGGATTCCCAGCGCTTATGTTTCCAGTACCGACTGATCGAGTCATATAATTATTATAATCTGTTCCACCATCAATATCTAGTTTTTGATATTGATTCCCAGCCGACTTTGTAATAATAATACCTGCTTCATGTAATTCATCTATTTCAGATTCAAAACCATATATCGGACAATTCACTCTATCTGATGCATCACCAATTATTGCATTAGAAGATCCGGGTGTAGTTCCTACATTAGAACCTCTAAAATATATTCCGGTAATATTAGTCAAATAGGTTTTATATCCCCAACTCATATTCATAACCGTTGGTCTTCTATGACCTGTTTGAGGATCAACAGATTTATTTAAATGAAATTCTTTTACAGCATCAAACCAATATAATGAAGAACCAATATAGCTAATTGGTAAACTATATAGTTGTGCACCAGGAGCCCAACCGACAGTTAAACCGCCCATTGTTCCAAGAACATGAGTAGCATGATTACCTGCAGCAGTAGAATAGTTGATTGTGCTAGCGCCACTCATGTTAGGCAATGTATTCCACTGAAGCTGATTATATCTTGTAGCACCACTTGCATCATAAAATTGTTCATGAGTTGGTCTTGCTGAGTTACCTTCATGTACTACAACGTCAACACCTGTACCATCTAAGTGACCAGTATAATATTCAGAACTTCTTGTATCAGCCGCGCCATTGGAAGGCCACTGATTAGTAGTTTCTATATGTCTTAACAGCCCCCAATTGTTTTGAGTAGTGTTGAAATCTTTCCTAATCCAGCTAGTTCTGTGATTGACTTCGAAGTCTAACATATCATCATCCCACTCAATGGGTTCATGAACACTATTGACACGAGGATCATCTCTCAGAGTAACTGCTTCTTCATCTGTAAGTGCCATAGCAAAATGTCGTGTGCTACCGTTACGTGGCTCAACAACATCAACTGTTCGAGCTGGAACATAATCATTACCAGATTCAGCTGTCAGTTCATCTTTCAGCTGGTCTTTAGGTTGACCCTTTTCCATTGCTATGATATATGTTTTTTCTGACATAGTTTACCTATACGATATTGATTGTGTTACCCATACTTGAGTGTGCTGTACACTGATAATAAAGTGTTGAAGGCGCAGACATTGGAACAGTGAATACGATATTACCGCTACTCGCTCCATTGTTTGTAACACCCGTATTGTAAGCTGACCCGCCATTACTTTGTCTTATCTGGAATGGATGTGAACCACCTGAGTTATTTACAAAAGTATATGTGTCACCACGACGTAGATATAATACTGGATCATTAGCAGCTGTTGGAAAGAATCTACTATCAGCCGCAAAAACGTAATTACTGGATCCACTAGATGTCAATGTAAATGTTGCCCCAGGAGTACTACCACTTGATATTACATCTGTCCAAGCATTATTTTCATACGTCTGAAGTTTACTCGTTGATGAATTATAAATGATCTCACCGTTAGCAGCTGTCATAGCATTACGTTGAGTACCTGTTAAAGATGCAACTCTAAATCCACCACCAGAAACAGTAACAGATCCACCAACTGACATATTAATATTAGATGAGGATGTTAATGTTGGTGTTCCAGCAGTACTTGTTCGAATAGAATTAATGATAAGACCGTCGGAATCAAACTTACCCACGTCTGAACCTTTAACTCGAATATCAATCTCGTCGTCGGTATTTGCATGAAATGATGTATCACCGTCAGCATCCATAATTAATTCAGCTCCATTCATATCTAGAGATGAACCTTGAGCAATATACGTACCAAAATCACTAATTTGAGATTCCGTGATTGATAATGCAGCCTGATGTTGAGTTACGTCACTTTGTACTACATTATAATCTGTTATAAAACTTGATATGTCTGGTGGAGTATATGAGAATACACCAGTACCGTTATTATATGATAGGGCAGGTGATCCTGATGCAGCATTTGTAGAAACACTGAAATCTGAATAGGTCAGACCTCCGCCTCCACCGCCGCCACTTACGTCAGCAGCTGCTACAAACATTTGTTGAGCCGAATCCCATTTAAGAATCTGGTTATTTGATATGCCAGACATATTAATATCTGTATGTCCGCTTACACTACCAATTCTAGCAGAAACATAATTCGAATCAATAAGCGATATTGTTTTAGCTGAATCAATTCCTGTTCCTATATCATCGTAATCAGCTAGTTTTATCCAAGCTCCGCCATGAGCATAATAAGCCTTGGCTTCACCGTGCACGTGAGCAAACATGCCGTGATAAGTTGCTGCACTTGGTAATGCGCCAATCGAATCATAGTTATTTGAATACAATATTTTCTTTGATCCAAAATCAATGTCTGAATCACCAGCCAAAGTGTTTAAATGTATATTACCTTGCGCAGCTTGTGCAATTGTTGTAACTGCTGCAGAGTCTAATATTGACTGAGCATTATCTAATGCTTGTGCAATAGAAGTGACAGCCGCTGAATCAAGATCAGCGTTCTGCAATGTGGTAAAGTTGGCATCGAGTTCGACGTGGGTCAATGCCGTCCCTTTAGTATTTCGTAATGTGATTGCCATTTTTTACCTCTAAGTAAGTTCTACGTAATCTGAGTCGACATAACCAATTGTTATATAACGTGGGTTTCCTGCAGCTGAGTCATAAAACCAGATTGCCTGATCGAACGTTTCTATATTGTTGCTCATTCTCACACCATGTTGATCCCACACAGGTCCGGAATCTCCGTCTGAGTAGTATGGTGCAAAGTCTTTTGCCGAATCATCAAATGTCGGCGAGTTAATATTCATTGCATCGTCTATTTTACCATAAGATGCAGCAAAGACGTCGGACGGCATATTTGCATAATCGCCAACTCTTGCTTCAAGATCAATACGTTCTACCACTGTATCTGAATCTCCATCGTCTGGAAGAATACCGAGTGTTTCTACTAATCCATTTGGTATATTGTAAGTTGCCGTACCCTCGACAAATAGTGGGGGTGGCGGCTCTTCAATATTATCTGGCATAACCAAGAGTTCAGCATTTGTAGATGGAATTTCTAGAACAACTTCTCCGCCTAAGAAAAATCCTGCTGGATGTACAAACTTTTTATATAATTCTTTCCATGTATTTAATGGAATAGATGATTTAATAAGAACAGAGAATATTTGATATAGTGCACCGTTTTGAATAAATCTAAGAGATTCTGTTCCTATTTGAGATTCGCTCACAATAAAAATATTATTCTTTGGATATTCTATTTCAACGTCTAATCCAAAGAATGCACGAAAGAATCCTTCTGCAGAATACTTTGTGCCTTTAACCCTATAAAAATTTGCAAAGTTACGAAGTACTTCACGCGGTTCGCTAAAATAAGTTGAGTTAGCCCCATCTGCAATAGTAGCAAAGATATTTTCAATATAGTCTAAATCTGTCGCTTCTAAATCATATAGAGTATAGAGATCTTGTAAAGCATCAATCGTTCCGTCAGAATCCATATAATCATAATAACCCTCTAAGAAAGTAATTAGATTTGGATAAGCACTAGCATAATATTGAGGTAATACCTCTTTGATACTATATGATCGTAAATTTAAATTAGATCTATTATAATCTGGGCCGTGTGACATTTTAATATCCGGATGATGGTATGCTAGGCGCTCTTACGTATGTATTTGCTGCTCCAGTTGCAGATGTAGTTACACCTGTTCCACCACCTAGAGTAACTTCTGTTTGTTGTCTGTCTACTGCACTTGTAGCAAATGACGGCCCTTCGTCTAAATCTAAAATATAACTTCGTAATGGTCTAATTGTAGATTGATTAGCAGGGGTGGATGATAGTTTAATATAGTTCACCCCAGCAGTAATACCTGTAGGAGCAAATCCAGTTAAATTAACTGTACCAGTTAGTGCTTCATAAGATCCTATATTATCTACCTCGATTTCACCCACAGAATTTACAATTTGAAGTTTAGTTAAACCTAAAGCATTTCTAATAGAACAAACTTTACCATTGAAAATAAACGTCGACGATGTAACAATAAAATCTGAAGAACTAGGCGATGCTAATTCTACTGGAAAATATATTTTATATGATGTAGATTGTAATAGGTCTGGAACAAATCGTTGTTGTAATTTTACTGATGCACGAGAGTTAAGAATAGCATCACTAATATCGTCAATCTGTCCTAATAGCTCAGATCTTCTAAATATTCCACCAAATTGTTTTAGATTATTATTAACATATGATTGTAATTCACCAAAAACAGTTGATTCTGTAGACTTAACTGTTTGCCCAGTTAAGTTTGGATCAAAATTAAATGTTAGAATAACTTCAAGATATGTTGTTTCCGGATCTTCAAATACCGTATCGATAGAAAGAATTGAAAGATTAGTAGAAACATCTTGAATGATTGAGTTTTTAACCGCCGTCTTTTGTGCTTCGGTCGTACCATCTTCAAATACGAGAGACGCATATACTTTACCATAATCTGCAGGTACATTATCTTCGCCACCCCATGCAATCGCATCTGTAACTGTAGGATAATTTCTTTGTATTACTGCACGATAGTCATCAGCTGTTACAAGTCTTTGTTGTGCTGCAAAAGAGATAGGTGCGTTTTGTCGAATAGATTCTATTGATTGCCTTGCGCCTCCAACTCCAGAAGGAGAAACGGTTGTGACTAGTAAAGGATAATTACCAATACTTGGAATACTTATTTGTGCTCCTGGCGCAAATGTAGAAGCATTGTTTGCTGCAGCTCCTACACAAGACAAATATGTAACTATGATTTTATTTCCAGCAGAAGGCGATGTACCAAAAGATATTCCGTCACCAAAGTTTAATTCATAATATCCGTTAGGCGCTTCTGAGATTTGATAATAACGTGATTGAGAATTAACAGATGTAGCAGTCGTGATTGGCGTGTATGATGTAAATGATGAACTTGATGGTGTTTCATAGACATAAACTGCCGCAGTATTAGTATCAATAGTTTCATCTTGAATGACATATAATTGTCGTTCGCCCACATCACCGACAAAAAACGTTTTTTGTTTTTGCACACCTTCAAATATTTGTATCGTAGTCCCACCATCTTCATTTAAAAACTGGTAGAAACCTTCACCATTATCTGTCGCTGTATAATCTTCTAATGTCTGAAAAGTATATGTCACATCATCAGCATCAGCAGTAAATGTATATCCAGCACCTATTACGATAGAGGTAGGTCTTCCTGCGACGCCGGAAAGATTCATAGTTAATTGTACTTCAGCTCTTGATGCAGTACGAGATCTTGGTACATATCCTAATGTAGCAGCGTGAGATACAACAGAACTACGTAATTGTGCAGTCGTAAGAAATGATTCATTCAAAGCGAAGTTAGCAGTCAATGCATTATAATGTGTATTATACGCAAGTACATCTAAGATATTAGAAAGACCTGATGCTTCGAAATTATAGTCTTCAAATTCTGGTTGCTTTGCAAGATATGTTTTCAAAGAGTTTTTGATATTATCAAAATCTAATTTACTATTTTGTACTGTAGTTGCCATATTATCTCAGCCTTGATAAAGATGTGGTTACAGTAACAAGTTCGCCGACGTTTGCAATACCGAATCGAACTGTTACATCTATTGCGTTATTATCTGGATTATCTGATACATCTATTTTGTCTATTATTGCTCTTGGTTCATAGTTATTAATAGAAGCAGTAATAGCTTGTTCTATATCAAAAGCTGTACCATCATCCATATTTTCAAAGAGAGCATCTCCAATCCCACCGCCAAAATTAGGCATAAATGGTTTTTCAGTTGTTCCAGTGGTTAATATATTTTTTACCGCTTGCTTTACAGCAGCGGCATCAACTTTTTTAAATATATCTCCGTTTGTCTTTGCTTCAAAAGATAGATCTATATCTAGATAATTTTTAGATCTGGAAGTTACAACACTAGATGATGTAAGGTTTCCGTCTTCTACTGCAAAGGCTCTTGTTGCTGGCATAATTTATTCCAAATAATTTGTACTATTTATAATGTTTAAGCGAGGATTTCTATAAGTTCCCTAGTAGTTTGTATTGATCCATTATACCGTGTTTCTAGTTGTTTAGAAAAAGATCCTTTATAAGTAGAATCAACCTGCGGCATTTGTAATATCACATGGCATTCTAAAGATCCATCGACATTGTATCTGTCATAATCTAATATAAGTTTCTCAAACAATATACTATCTTTCCAATATACAGCTAAATCAAACATTGAGGCATGATCAGGTATACCGGCTTCATTTAATAATTGATATACAACTACACGTCCTTTTGTTGCTAAATCATTAAGCCCGCCTGAAACAAGATTTTCTTCCGGACCTTTTTTGTAAAGTCCTTCTACTACAATCAATCTTTTTTCTGAAAACTTACCTAAATCAGTATTGACTGTATTCATTGCCATGGCTTGTAGATATAACTGACGTGCAATCTGTAATCTTTCAGCATCATCAGTAATATGATTCATATTTGTTTTCTCACCTACACCACCTAAAAACTTTCCTATTGAAACGCCTTTAGCTAGCTTCGTACCCGAAGATATGAATGGAGCATTGTTTGGATTATATACAGGATCCGGTACAATAGTTTTAATGCCAGGATTCGGTTTAAAATATGAATTGTAAAAATTAAAATTACTCATCACCACCTCCACCATGTGGACCAATAATAGTATTATTTTCAGCAACTGTCGGAGTATCAGAAGCAGTTCTACCTGTTTCAGAAGGAACACCCTTACCCAAAGCTTCTGGATTTAGTTTTCCCTCAGCAACACACTTTGCAGTAAACTCTTCATTATTTCTGTTATTTTCATCTCTGAGTTTAGATCTACATTCTCCGATTGTCAATGGTCTATCGGTTACTCCACCTGATAAATCAGTTTGATTAATCATTTTAAGTAGTTCACCTTCAGGATCTACTTGTACATCCCTTATTCCAAAGCTAGACTTCTGATATGTAGTTGCTACACCGGCATTTGGAAGAGCAGTTGCTTTAATATCATCAGCGATTGGATCGCTAGCATTATTTGTTGCACTTACTGAATGACCAGGGCTACCAGTAATAGCTACCGCGGTATTAGCAGATACAGCAGCTGCTGCAGTTCCTTGTAAATCTCCGATAACATCTCCTGTAAATGTTGGAGAAGTTATATTATTATCAGCAACAATATCAGACGCTCGTATTGTATCAACGTTAATTGTACCAGATCCGCCTTCTCCATCTCCGGCCCATAATGTATGACCAAGATGTATATTGTAAAAGTAAGCGACAATGTTTTCACCACCAAATGTACCTTTATCACCAAAGACTGATAAGTCTGTTGCATGAATGTTTGTGTTTGGTGACGTCATATTCTGTCTAACTTGTGATGTTATTTGTTGTGCACCTGATGAGAAGATTCCGATATCACCTTCAACCGATTGTTCAAAGTTACCCTTGACTGCATGTAAATATCCACCGAGAGTTGTATCTATTTTCTTCTTTGCAACCGTAGTTGACTGATGGCCTTTGACGGTTAAGTTATCCTGAAGTGCAATGTTGCCCTTACGCGCTCCATCTATCTCTGAGATATGATCACCATTAATAATTTGTAGTTTATTGCCTCCAACACTGAGATTATAATCACCTGCAACATCTACATTTAAATCACCTTGATATGTCATATGCGCATTACCCTCAACAACTACATGCTGATCGTTTCCTGCACTGATTAATACATCGGATGTACTACTCACAAAAACTGAACCGTCAGGTTTTATTTCTATTCCTGCTCCGGACTGATGTCTAATAAGAATACGTTCATTAGTAAGCGTATCATCTAATTCTACAACATGTCCACCAGGCGTTTCCCATACTTGATTGTTTGGATATGTAGAATGTCTTCTTTTTTCTTCTTCTTGTGGTGGAATATAACTGTATACTGGCTCTCCAGTGATTGCCCCAGTGGGAACGCCGGCACTAGTTATTCCTACAGGATCTGCATTACTAGCCACATATCTTGGATTCTTTACATATTCATCTATAACGCTTCTTCTTTGTAATGTAGGTATACCGCCATTAGTTGCTAAATCGTTTCTAATCATTCCACGAGAAGCTTTATTAATTGAAGATTCATAGTAATATTGAGAACGAGGATATACCCCACTAGGATCTTGATACCCTATTGGATACACGCCTTCATCATATACTCGATTACCAAACTTATTCTGTCTGTCTAATATGTCGTCGTTTTCGGTTGTCATCGTGGTCCACTATTTCTTTCTTGTGCTATCAGTTCTGGTGATAGCGGTGCATTTGTACCAAATGGTGATATATTATATTTTCCAAAATTCGATCTTACAAAATCAGGAATCGAAAATCCAGGATCAGCCTTATTTTCCGGATCAGTATCGTTATGTCCCCATGCTTGTCCACCAGGCCATACTTTATAAAATGCATTAAAAATCATTTTAAGTGACTTTCTTTGCGATTCATTAATAGACTCGGGTCCCATTGGAGGGTTAGCCAATCCAACATTTGAGGGAACTGTATATCCTCCAACTAATGCTACACCAATACTATAAGTGTTATGACCGTTTGTAAAAGCATGTCTCCCTTCTTGCTGTATGGGCCGGCCTCTCTCAATTGTTCCATCATTTCTTACTACATAGTGATAACCGATACCAGTATAACCGGCAGTTCTATGCGTCGCATGAATTTCTTCGGCACCTATATCCTGATCTATATAGTGTCCTGTCCAATGAACTACAACTTCAGTAATATCACGCGTAGCAGATCTGAAATCAGCTTCTAATTCTTCAATACCACCTACAACAGTAAACTTATAACCATTACTGGTAGAATTATCAGGATCTTTCCATGTATTAGTATCAGCTCCTTCCCAATTATTATCATTATCGCCAATACCCATTATTGGAAGCTGCGTAGAACCTGTGTATGTAATTCTACTTGAGACTCGAGTATCAATATTCAACAATGTAGATTCAATAAGACTAAAAGGACTACTCGAGTTATTTGAAACAAGTAATATTGCTTCTGCATATCTTCCTTGAGATAATAAGCTTACGATATTTTGTGTTTCAAATGACTTGAGCTTGCCACCTGTTAACTCATCTATAATTAATCCAATTGGTCCTGCACTAATGTCCATTACTGCTTGTAGTACTGGTGATATTGCACTCCCTATTGCTAAATCTACTCTAGAATTAAAATCAGAAATAACCGGAGAAAGTACAGCTCCTAATGTTCTTGATAATCCAGCAGCTACAAATTGATCGATATTGCCGGCAGCATGTACACCTTGTATGGCCGATACAAGTCCGGTTATATTTTTACCTGTTGCTTTTGATAAGAGAGTACCAATAGCTAATCCCGAACTACCGCCATAATATGATTTTAAAAATCCTGCAGCAGGACTATCTCCTGTTAATATCGCAAGTGTTCCAAGAGCAGTTAATACATCAGGAATACCAGCATTACCCGATGCTATTCCCTCAAAAGAATCATCTATTACTTCAAGTAGATTCTCGCCGGTTACAGCTTCAGTAAGTTTAACAAGAGCAAGACCTAATAATACATTTTTAAATTCACCAGGATAATTTTGTATTTGCGATACAGATTCAAATCCGTTTAGGGTCTGACCTACTTCTTGTCCTAAGCCAGATGTAAATTTAGCATTATACTCACCTTCTACTGTAGGTGCAGCATTACGAAAATCTGCAGTTCCTAGCCGCTGATTATACGTAGACAATGTAGATTGATATCGATTAAAACTAGCCATTATACTCTCGCAAATTGATCATACACACTATGTGCATAATTAATTCTTTTTTGTCTTGCTATTCCGGAACTTCTTTCATATTTTTCATCAAATATTGTAGCAGCCATAGCTACTGAATCAGTTCCTTTAAGCAAATCTCCTGCTCTTTTATTTAAGTTTCCTGAATATGAGTCACTATTACTTAATTCCCAAACAATAAATTGTAATTGATCGGTAAATGTACTATCTTGCCAAGGTTTACCATATACCTGTTCAAAAATGTTTCTACGTCCTGGATGCCATTGTGCAATTCCTGCAGCCCTACCACCATCTCCTCTTGGTCCATGTTCTGGAAGATTAGGTCCAACTTCAGCTATAAGATTTCCAACTATACCAGCAGATTGTTTTTCTGTAAAACCTCTAGCTGTAAAAAAATTAAAAGCTTGTTCTACTCTCGTAGTTCCTACAGGAACAACAGGTCCAAGACTAGCAGGACTACTATAGGTATTAAGTCCTGCTGCTCGAGCCAAGGCAGGATCAACTTGACCTTCTCCATATCCAATATCATATTGTATTGCTTTGTCTTGCTGATTTGATAATTGCTGCTCCGATGGTATTTCTATTTTAGGCATAACACCAAATATACACGGTAATTGTGAAGCCTTACCGTCTAAGAACACACCAAAGACTTGAGCGCCCGGTAAAATTTGTGGCATCATACCAATTCCTGACGTACCACCCGATGTACTTGGTTGTAAGACAGTTGCCCATGGAAGAGCGTGGTTTGGAATCTCACTAACTTTTCGTGAATGTATACCAAAAATTCTAACCTGTACTCTCCCAAGCTGCAGAGGGTCTAGGTTGTTTGTAACTACACCAACAAACCAACGTACATCATCTCCGTAATATTGTTTCATACAAAACTCCCGGAAACTGAAGTATTACCTCTGTAGTTAGCAATCTTAACAAGATTTAAACCAACTGAGTAATTGTTTGGAGTAAACGTATGCCGAGCAGCATATATCATATAATCGCCAGTTCTTTTTCTATCAAATATATCTTCGTATTGTTCGGTATCTGCAATAGATACAACAGAAAGAACTCGTCCTAATGTTTTATTGCCATCTTGTGGCATCATATGAAGTCCTGGCACTTCTATTTCTAACATAGATTTACCAAGAAGATTTCGTACAGACTTTGATATAGCCTTGGCCGAATGTCTTTGCGTACTCGATTCTTCGTGTATATTTTTTACATCATTGTCATATACATTACCTGCAGACATTCCTGTGATTCTTTGCGCAGTCATCTCACTGACAGGTTTATTTCTTGCAAATACTGTCCGGGTATCTGCTGCAGGATATGCATTAGTTGTAAGTAAATTAGATATAACTTTTTCTAAATCATAATTAAATGTATATTCTAATCCATGAGTAGTATCTACATATTCATATACTGAACCAACATCTCCATTTTGTATTAACGCTAATGTATTGGCATTTTTTGGATTCTTTATTTTAGTTATTTGTCTTCCAAGTCCTGCACCAGTGGTTCCAGCTCTTTGTGATAGTTGTGAAGAATAGATAAATGGATCATCAACATTAATAGGAGTTTGTTGCAATAATGTATACAAATCATAAAATCTTAAATCGTTATCAGCCAGCGTAGCATAACAGAAAAACGGTGTTCCAGTTAATCCTGTTGTTCGGCGTTTTATAACCTCAATAGCTTCAAGCGGATTTAAATTAGGTACAATATATCTGAACGCCGCTTGTAATTCTTGAGCTAGTTGTTTAACAGTATTTGCTGCATCAGCATTTGGATTAGTTAAATAATCTAATTCGTCGATTAAACTACTGATTTGATTTGCGTCCCCGGCACGTATTACTTTTTTACCAGTACCAAAAGAATCTCTTAAAATATTGTCAATAATTTCACTTGGTTTACCCTCATACATTTTATTTACATTGATAAGCGTATTTAGATATGCATCATAATCTAATATTTTAAGTGTAACCGTATCAGTAGTATCTGTTGTGGGTACAATGCTTTCAACTTCTGTTACAACAAATCGTTTTGTAACTGTATACGGAGTGCTATATAATGAAAACTGTACATCTAAAAGCTCAGTACCTTGAAAATCTATAATCTCTATAGATCTACCGGTATCAACATACGATATTGTACCTGTAAGAAATGATTTTTCTACATGCTCATATATATTTAATTCAACTAATGTTGTAGTAATATCAACAATATGATCATTGCGCTGCGTAGATAATACAGCGCGGCGCATCTCAAATTCATGAGGATCAAAAGGCGTATATGATTCAGCCATTTATAAACTTATCCTGAAATTCTCTAAATATATCACGAACAGCATCAGGCTTTATAATTCGTATTGATTTTAATTTTTCATTTTCTGCGATATAATATTCTAATTGAGTTACTGGTGTTTTAGTATTAGGTCGATCTGCGTGCGGATCAATATCACAATGTAAATTATCACCATCTACATAATATCTTACTGAATTTTTTTCAGAAGATGCAGATATAAGTGTAATAGATTCTATTCCTTCTCCGACTTGCGATGTTAAAACTTCTGTAGATCTAAAAGTAGTATCAACAGCATCATTAGATCCAGTTACTAGATCTTTTATATACAATTGTCCTAAATCTAAATTTCTATGAGCAATAGTTCCTACGACACCAGATGCCGATCCTGTTACTTGTTGTCCTATTTTCATTTGATTAGCTATCACATCTTTTGTTTCAACAACGGTATGTGTCAAATCTTTATCTATGAGTCTACTTAATGCATCATATGTTAAAGGCCAACCTTGTTCTTTGATATGATCATTGAGTAAATAAAACATCCAATAATAATCTGTAGTACCATATAACTTATACGACAATTGATCAGGTCTATCACCTTCTTGAATATAATAGTTTCTGTAAAATGCTATATTATCTTTTATCTGATCAATAATATCAACATACGCAGTTAGATTCTCATACGCAACTGCAGGTAAATTTACACCAAATTGATATGAAACAGATGGAAAATTTTGAAAATATGTAGACATTATGTTCCTCCGTCATAATCATTATCGGGCATAATCATTTCCCAAAATTCTTCCCAGAAATCTTTATAATTTTTACCGTATAGATTCCATCCATATCTAACATCTTCTTTATCTAGCGTTCTGAATTCTATCATATCAAGTGTAAGATCTATTTCACTATATTGCCCGTCGCGGTAAAATGCCATAGCTGTAGCATTATAGTTTGTAGTCATACCACGTAGATAACAAGGAAGTAATTGTGCGCCAACATTTTTCTTCCCATATCTCATAGCAATACCAAATTTATTAGGAAACTTATAACCGACTGGTAATCTAGCTCCTCCAGCTCTTATATCGATAGATTCAGGATATAGTTCTGTACGAAACCATTTGATAATATTTTCTACTTGTTTTGCTTCTGCTTCAGATCTAGGTAAAAATTTAAAAGTAAAAGAATGTTCTCTTGGTCTTACTGATTTAAATACTGCTCGTATATTTGGATTCAATGCAGTTTGCGAAACTGTAGATGCTACTGCACCTGCTCTTCCACCTGGCATCATAGAACCGACTTTTGCTGCAGCAACCCTTGCGATAGCTGGATCCTGTAGATTTGAAAGTATTGAACCAATACCGCCTGTACCCATTAACGCTGAAACTGATGCACCTAATATTGAACTCTGACCACCTGATAATGATTGCCTAGCCGCTTCACCGGCTATACCAAAAGAAAAAGCATTATCGAATTCTATTCCGTCTTGTATAGCTTGAGCAGGAGGAAGATATAATTCTACTGTCTCACCTCTAAATGTTTGACCAGGAGTAAACGTACCAGAAAATATATCACCAATATTACTAAGCGTTTGTAAGAAATCTATACCACCTTCTGCACCTTGTCCTGGAGGTCCTGTTTCTTTTTTCTGAAATGCCGCAGTATTAATCTTTGGAGGTATTTCAATGATCTGCGTAAAATACACACGTCCTTTATAATCGTCCTGGGCTTCGAGAGGGAATCTATATTTTGGCATATTATTTCCAATAAATACTTAAAAAACTTAAGACTATTTATATGGCATACTCAGGTAAATACAAACCAAAGAACCCAAAGAAGTATGGTGGAGACCATAATAACATTATTTTTAGGTCAATGTGGGAAAGACATTGCTTTAAATGGTGTGATGAGAATCCGAAAGTAAAATCTTGGACGAGTGAAGAAGTCGTTGTACCATACTATTATGAAGGTGATAAACGCTATCACCGATATTTTCCTGATCTTAAAATAGTTTTTGAAGACAGAGTACTGTTAGTTGAGATCAAACCTGATAGAGAAACAAAACCACCTACAGGATCTAAACGTACAAAGCGATATATTAATGAGGCATTTACATATGTTAAAAATATGAATAAGTGGGAAGCTGCACAATCATATGCAAAAGATAGAAAGTGGGAGTTTCAGATCTGGACAGAGAATACTTTACAAACTATG